CTAACAACTAAATAAATAACTATGAACACTTACACTTGGGATTGTACAACAGTAGATGTATATCCAACACACGAAGAATTAACCGACGTAGTATACAATGTACACTGGCGTCTAACAGGAACAACCGCAGACGGCGAGCACAGTGCTACCGTAATCGGTACGGAAATGCTTGACCTTGAAACAATTCAGCCTGAAGGATTTATTCCCGTTGCTGATTTGGCTAACGAGCAAGTATCTTCTTGGGTTGAAGAGCAAATGGGTGAAGACCGCGTTGCTGAACTTAAGGCTTCTTTAGACAGCACCATTGCGCAAATCGTTACGCCTACTACGATTACTATGACTATTGGTAGTGAAGAATAATGTTTATCTTTGGTTATTATTAATAAAATATAATTTATCATGAGTGAGCAACAGAGAATCACAGAAGAAGAATTAAAGTCTCTACATGAGGCTATGGGTAAGTCTAACCAAGCAAAATTGGTGCATAGCGACTTGAACACACAAGCGCATTTATCACAGTTGCAGGTCTTGGAAGCTGAAAAACTCTTGCAAGAAGAGCAGAAGCAGTTACAAGAAAAGTATGGTGATATTACTATTGATGTTTCTACAGGTGATTACACACTAACGGAAAAAGAATAGTCATAGATGGCTAGAATAGACTCATATTCTCCTGACGATAATATCATAGGTTCCGATAAACTTATTGGTACTGATAACGCTACGGGTATCACCAAAAATTTTAATCTCGATTCTATTAAGGATTGGCTTAATAAGTCTGGTGGTATCCGTATAGCGGGTCAAAGCAATTATCGTTTTCAGAGTTTAGGTTCTATTCCTAGCGATAGAATAGGTCAGACTATAAGCTTTGAGTCTTTTGGTGGTGACAACACAGCGTTTTCTGATATAACGGAAATGGTCTTTAGCAGTGTATCTGCGAGTGGTTCTTTGACTCCCGAGTACATTAGCACGCTTGTTGATAAACTGGTTTTGATATCAGACTTAACAAACTCTAACAACTTTGGGGTTTATATTCTTACTTCTTTTGATGAGATAGTTGAAGAGCCTACTTTCTATAAAGCGGTATTGTCATTTGCTTATGGAAATGGCACTATAAAAGCGGATGAGAGCTATGGGTTCATCGCATATGGATTACCTAATGATGGGGTTACTTGGGGTACTATAGTGGGGAGCTTGACTGACCAAACTGATTTGGTTAATTATGTTAAAGCAGAGCGTCCTAATTATCCTATATCGTCACCCGACGGCACAAGTTTTATAATTGTCGCGGGTAACGATGGAACATTGGCAGCGATACCGCCAACCTCAACGGCTCCAAGCATCACAACACTCCCAACGATAAGCGGAACATTGAATGTAGGGGAAACACTAACGGCAACCGCTGGGACTACTTCGGGGATACCAACGCCTACAACAACACTCCAATGGCAACGAAGCGATAACGGAACAACGGGCTGGGCAGATATCAGTGGTGCAACGGGTACAACTTACTTGCTTGGCTATAATGATGAAGACAAGTACATAAGGGCAGCGCAGACCGAAGAGAATATATTAGGTACGGCAACTGCGAATAGTGCAAGTACGGGGCAGATTCAACCCGCAGCGTTTAGCGGTTTATTAGATGACCACCCAAATGCGGCGGCAGCGTATTCATTGCGGAAGTTGAGAAACTTCTACGTGGGTGATGCTATTATAGTTCGCAGAGCATCGGATAACACAACGCAATCAATTGGGTTTGTTAACGGGGAATTAGACACCGCATCTTTAGAATCTTTTTGCGCGGGTACTGACGGCTTTGTAACTACTTGGTTTGACCAAAGCGGGAATGAGAATGATGTAGCGCAAACGACCGCGGGATACCAACCGAAGATTGTTTCCAGCGGTTCTACAATAACAGAAAGTGCTAAACCATCTATTGATTTTCTCGGTAACCAATACTTTCCTTATGGTAGCATAGCCTTTGGGTATGATGCAAATATTGTTGCTGTATTAAAAAGTGATAATGAAAGCCCAACGGGTATTTTTGCAGTGCAAGAAGACGCTGGGGCAACTTATGGTATTCAAATATGGAACCATCAAGGCACATACACTTCTTGGAATAGTACCACATCTAATGTTTTAAAAGATACTGAAACTGCAACAAATAAATTTGCAATTATTCAAGCGGGTAGAAATACGATTTCTGAATCTTATATGAGGATTAATAGCGTTGATTTTTCTATAACACCATCATCGCAAGACATATCTTCAAGAGATTATTATATCGGAACGATTAGGTCAAACGATTATTTTTATGATGGCAGAATGAGCGAGTTTGTTGTTTACAATCAAAATATGTATTCAGACCTTGCAAACATAGAAACCAACATCAACGACTTCTACAACATCTACTAATTATGTACTACACAAGCACAAACAAAGCAGATTTAGAAGCCTATAACGATAAGGTGGTATGGGGTGAAAACTATGACGGGGTACACACAACCGACTGGGCATCTATTATAGAACACCCGAACGGCGTAGACTTCGCAATGCTAAAGCACGATGACTACACCGCAGAGTTAACTTTAATAGAAACGCTTGGGGCTAATTGGTTCCCCGAGGAGATGATATAGTCTTGACTATCATAGGGCTGCAGAAATGCAGCCTTTCTTTTTTTTATATTTGTACAATGAATGATACCGATATAAAGCTGCTTATACTAAATGCAACTACGCTGACTATCTCAATGTCACAAGTAGAAACACTACTTAAGTTGCTCTTACTTTTAATTTCTATTGGATATACCGCACAACGCTGGTATTTTCTTAGAAAGAACAGGAATGAATAATGAAGCTATCTTTAGTATCTAGGGTATCTATAATCATAGCGGTAGCAATTATGCTCTGCTTTTTTGCTTATCAAACAGCCTTAGTTATTGGATATGCAGAGATTACCTACAATAGTGCTTTGTTTGGATGGGCGTCAGTTATATTATTCATGCCTTTCTTCTTCTTCGTGCTTGTAGAGTTTGTGCGGAAAGTACGATATAAGTTCCAATCTATCGACGATACGCTTTCAGCAATCAACCAATCTAATGCTCTTGTAGAGTTTGATTTAGACGGAACTATTCTGTCTTGCAATGATAATTTCTGTGAGATATCGGGATATCAAAGGGAAGAGCTTATAGGGAAGAATCACAGGATGATGACCCCTGCTGATTTTGCAGAATCAGAATACAAAGACTTTTGGTTTAAGCTTAAGAAAGGCTTTGTTAAGTCTGGTGAGTTTAGACGTGTAGGAAAACACTACAGAGAGTTTTGGATATACGGAAACTACAACCCTATCAAGAATCCATATGGGGAAGTATACCGCATTCTTAAGATTGCTTCAGACATTACCGATAAGAAAGGTATTGAGATGGAGATACACAAGAAGAACGGCTATCTAGAGCACGCTGCTAAGATTCTAAGGCACGATATGCATTCTGGCATCAATACATACATCCCACGAGGATTAAGCTCCTTAAAACGCAGATTAACAGAAGAGGATATCAAGGACCTAAAGATAAGCGCACCGCTTAAGATGATTCAAGAGGGTCTCATACACACGCAGAAAGTATACAAGGGTGTAAAGGAGTTTACCAATTTGGTAAAAAAAGATACGCAGTTAGAGAAGTCTGTTGTTGACTTGAAAGAGGTATTGCACAGCTACCTCTCTTCTACATCTTACATTAAACAAGTAGAAATAAAACAGCTAGTAGAACACGAAGTAAACGAAGCGTTGTTCTGTACCGCTATAGATAACCTTATTCGTAACGGTCTGAAATACAACGATAGTTCCACAAAGATGGTATCCATTTATATGGATGATGAGCATACTCTTGCTATAGAAGATAACGGTAGAGGAATGAGTCAGGAAGACTTTGACCAATACTCACAGCCTTACACACGAGGCAAGCAAGAAGAGAAAGGCACTGGATTAGGTTTGAATATATGTGTTGCAATTATTGAAGAACACGGATTCAGTATCAAGGCTCAAAAACTAACACAAGGAACTAAAATAACGATTAAACTAAATGATTGATTCTATACTACTAGTAGATGACGAAGACCTCTTCCACTTGGTGTTTGAAGACGCTTGCAGTCTTCTTGATATGACACTATCGCTAGAGGCACTAAATTCTTCAGACGAAGCCGACAGACTATTTAAGCAATGGTTTGAAGACGGTCCTATAGAGGAGCGCCCAGAGTGCGTCTTTGTAGATTTAAATATTATCGGCTCAAGCTTTGACGGTATTGAGCTTATACGCAAGATTAATACGGACTATGGAAATGGTGTAGTTATTGGTATTATTTCTAGCTCTGATGACAACCAAGAGATTGAGAAAGCTAAGGAAGTTGGCGCTCAGTTCTGGATTATTAAGAGCGATGAGATTGAGCCAAGATTGGAAGACTTTATAAAAGACTACAACAGCTACAAGACCAAGTCAGCTCCATTCAAAGTTTATAAATGATAAGTGGTAACGACACAGTAAATGAAGCGCTAGCTAAAGCAAAATCCAAGAAGGTTTACATAGAAGGAAACTTCACTAAACTGTTAAAGGGTTCTTTAGATGCTGATGTCGTTGCATACATATCTGAGTGTAAGAATAAGGATAAGCAGTCTCGTAGAAAAAGGCTAGATGTAACCAAGCAGGTACAGCTACAGAACAAGGAGCTAGAGGAAGCAGCTGTTATAAAAGAAGCGCTTGTTATAGAACTACAGAATGAGAAAGACGAAGCCGAGAGGTTGCGTGATGAGGCTGTAGAGGATTTAGATATAATGCAAAAGCGTACACAGTTTGAGCTGATAGGTCTTATTGTGAAGGTTGCCCTAATTATCATCGTAGGGGTTGGTGTTACTACTACCCTACTCTATAGTATAGCTATGCTTGCTAATAAAGACACTACGATACTAGGTAACGCTTGGAGTAATCTGTTTGGTATACTGCTAACCAACAGCTTTAGTATTATAGGAACTATAATGGGAGTGAAGTATGCCACAGAAAAAAACCAATAGTTACAACTATGATAGCGTTAAAGCGCATTACGCTAAGTACAAAGACAGTGTAGCTGTTGATTGGGTTTACAGTGCGAAAACGGGCCACTATGAAACTATATATGTAGCGAAAGGTGAAGATTACAATGGTAATAAAGAGCAGTTTAATGAGTTCTCTCATAACCTGCAGTACTGGGTAGTACCTTCATTCTTTGCTATAATGTTTGCAATGATAATTTTTGCTGTTGTACTGTATCGTGATAGTGAGTCTGCTTTAAAGCAGAAAAAGAGCGAGAGTATACTAGGAATGATGAAAGAGAAATAAATTATTATATTTGTATATACTCTAATACATTATAATAACTATTTCGATGATAATTCGAAAGCTATCAATAGGAAATGACTATAAGTCCAGTATGCATTATATTGCTGGGCAAAGTGTATTGGGTGGTAACTACAAAATACATTTAATCGACTATAGTCACGAGTCTAATTCGTACAAGATTTTTTTAGAAAAAGATGACGAGGTTTTCTTGTGGAAAGAATTCAATGCGAATATGCCTGTATCTATTGAGTACAATATGGATTTTATATGAAATCTCCCTTCTTCTTTTTGATAGAGCCGCAAGGCGATGAATATCAAAATACAATTGAAATAGCAGGACAAAAAGTTATAATCAACAGCACTGTTGAAGACCATAAACACGTCAATAGATTTGCTAAGGTTATTCAGCTTCCTATTCATTACAATGGACCCATTAAAGCCGGTGATATAATTATTGTTCACCATAATGTGTTTCGTATTTATTATGATATGAAAGGTCGACCTAGAAAATCACCAAACTACTTTAAGGATAATATTTATATGATTGACCCTTTTCAATTCTATATGTATCACGATGGAGAGTCTTGGAAGTCCGTGGGCAACTGGTGTTTTATTCGACCTACCGACCTAGAGCACAAGTACTTATACGAAGAGGGTTATGAAGAGAATACTGGTGAAGTGGTATACACGAATCCTGTTCTTAAAAAAAGAGGTGTTGATAATGGTGATAGGGTAAAGTTTTCTAAGAATAGTGAGTATGAATTTTTTGTAGATTCAGAGAAGCTTTATCGAATGAGTACTAATGATATTATAGCTACTATATGAAAACGCACAATGAATTCAAGGAGGCTATAATCAAAGCAGGTCATGCGGCTGTAGAGCAATTGATAAAGGTTGCTCAAGAAGAAATTATCAAGCCCGACCCCGAAGATGAATTAGCGGCAGATAGATTGAAGAATGCTGCTGCTACAAAGAAGCTAGCGATATTTGATGCTTTTGAGATACTCAATCGCATTGAAAACGAGAAGAATCTTTTGGAAAATCCAAATGAAGAAGACAACAAATTAACAGGAGGTTTTGCGGAGAGAAGGTCGAAATAATCTTTGTGAAACAGTCAGTGGGTATGTGCCTGCTAAAATTGTTGCGAAAAACAATAAGGATAAGTCGTGGAAATACGGCTACAATCAGAAGCACGACCTTGTGGTAATATCCAAGGACGGAACGCTTGGTGAAGTGCTGAATATCAATGGGTTATACGTTGGGTTGCCTGAGCAGCCAAAGAATGTATACAAGCGCTCAAGTAAAAAGGCTGAACAGTATTGGGAAGCAAAAGAATATCCCAAAGCGCTAAAGAGTCTTGCTACGATTTTTTCTTGGAACGAGATGCCTAAAGATTTTAAGGAGCGCTGGATACCCTATATCGAAACGGAGTTTGTACGTAGAGATGAGGGTCATTGGTTTTACAACAATGGAATCCCAACATACATAACAGGAACACACTATATGTATCTTCAATGGACAAAGATAGATGTGGGTAGTCCTGATTATAGGGAATCTAATAGGCTGTTTTTTATTTACTGGGAGGCTTGTAAAGCAGATATGCGTTCGTATGGTATGTGTTACCTAAAGAACAGACGTAGTGGGTTTTCCTTTATGTCAAGCTCGGAAACAGTAAATCAAGCTACGATTACTTCTGATGCACGATTTGGTATACTATCAAAGTCGGGTTCTGATGCAAAGAAGATGTTTACAGACAAGGTAGTTCCCATTTCGGTAAATTATCCTTTCTTTTTCAAGCCGATACAAGACGGTATGGACAGACCAAAGTCGGAGTTAGCCTATCGTGTACCCGCAGCCAAGCTGACTAGAAAGGGCATCGGAAAGATAGATGCTATGGCAGACCTACAGGGTTTGGATACCACAATTGACTGGAAAAACACAGGTGATAACTCCTACGATGGTGAAAAGCTGAGGTTATTAGTGCACGATGAAAGTGGAAAGTGGGAGAAACCTGACAACATCCTTAACAACTGGCGTGTTACTAAAACCTGTTTACGATTGGGTAGTAAGGTTATTGGTAAGTGTATGATGGGCTCTACCTCTAATGCTTTAGATAAAGGAGGGGGTAATTTCAAAAAGCTGTTTGAGGATAGCAATCCATCTGAACGAAATGCTAATGGTCAGACTAAGAGTGGGTTGTACAATCTATTTATTCCTATGGAATGGAATATGGAAGGGTTTATAGACATGTACGGTCAACCTGTATTTGAAGACCCCGCAGAGCCTATTAAGGGCATCGATGGCGAGTTGATTGAAAACGGAGTAATAACCTATTGGGAAAACGAAGTTGCTTCTTTAAAGCACGATTCTGACGCTTTGAATGAATTCTACCGACAGTTTCCAAGAACAGAGTCACACGCTTTCCGTGATGAGTCTAAGAACACTCTATTTAATCTCACTAAGATATATGAGCAAATTGATTACAACGACAGCTTTGGTCGTAATAGTGATTTGCTTCGTGGCGATTTTTATTGGAGAAATGGAGACCGTGGAAGCAAGGTAGCTTGGGCTCCTAATCCGAAGGGTAGGTTTATTGTGAATTGGATTCCACCTGCTAATCTTCAGAATAATGTTGAGCAACGCGGAAGCAGGTTTTTCCCAATGAATGAGCATATGGGTTCATTTGGTTGTGATAGTTACGATATCAGTGGTGTCGTTAATGGGGGTGGTTCTAAAGGTGCTTTGCATGGAATGACCAAGTTTCATATGGAAGATGGTCCCATAAATTCTTTCTTTTTAGAATACATTTCTAGACCACCTACGGCAGAGATATTCTACGAGGATGTTTTAATGGCAATACATTTTTATGGAATGCCTATCTTGGTGGAAAACCAAAAGCCTAGATTGTTGTACTATTTGAAAGACAGAGGGTATCGACCGTTCAGTATAGCACGACCCGATAAGGATAAGAACAAATTGTCAAAAGCTGAGAAGGAGTTGGGTGGTATACCCTCTTCTACTGCAGTCATTGCAGCGCACGCTGAAGCTATAGAAGCCTATATACAGGGCAATGTAGGGGTAATAGACAATCCTGAAAACGGCACTGTTGGTGATGTTGGGAACATGTCCTTTACAAGGACTTTATTAGATTGGTCTAACTACGATATTAACAATCGTACAAGATTTGATGCTACTGTAAGCTCGGGCTTTGCTATTATGGCAAACCAATCCCGCGTTAATGCCTATGCAAAAAAAGATAGTAAAATATCTCTTAACTTTGCGAAATACAGTAACAAAGGTTTTGTTAGTGAAATTATTAAGCGAGTATGATAAGTAAACCACGCTTTCAAAATGGTAGTGGATTCCCGAATCAATTTGCATCGGATGAAGAAAAGGCATCTGTAGAGTATGGTCTGCGTGTAGGTCAAGCTATAGAGTCTGAGTGGTTTTCAAGAGACTACGACACATCGATGTACGGAGAGTTGCGTTCAGAGTATCTTTTAAGAAGACTTTACGCTAAGGGTTCTCAGCCAATAGAAAAATACAAGAATGAAATTTCCGTTAATGGAGACCTCAGCTATCTAAACTTAGACTGGACTCCAGTACCTATAATTCCAAAGTTTGTTGATATCGTTGTAAATGGTATTAGCAACCGCATGTTTGATGTTAAGGCTCAGGCTCTTGATGAGTCTGCTAATCAGCAGAGACAGGCGTTCCGTGATGAGCTTGAGGCAGATATGATTGCTAAGCCATTGTTAGAAAAGGTAAGGACGGATACAGGCGTTGATGCTTTTAATTTCGACCCTCAAAACATTCCCGATACTGAAGAAGAGCTTGATTTATATATGAAGCTAGGGTATAAGCAGTCTATTGAGGTAGCTCAAGAGACGGCTATTACTACAATTTTGGAGTACAATGACTACGAAGAAGTTAAGCGTAGGCTTGATGAAGACCAAGTAGTATTGGGTATATCGGTAGCTAAACATAAATTTGATATTCACGACGGTGTGCGTATTGAATATGTAGACCCTATCAACTTTGTGTATAGCCCTACTGAAGACCCTAACTTCCGTGATTGTTATTACTTTGGTGAGGTGAAGTCTGTTCACGTTACTGAGCTTAAGAAGATTAACCCAAATCTAGAGCAAGAGGATTTAGAGGACATCTCTCGTATGGCTAGCCGTTTCAACGGATACAGAAGTACGGAGAATTTAGCCTCACAAAGCGGATTGGATAAATCCGAAGTATCCTTATTGTATTTCTGTTACAAGACCGATAAGGAGATTGTATATAAGATTAAGGACGGTTCAAATGGTGGCAAGAGAGCCTTGAAAAAGGATTCAAACTTTAATCCACCTAAAAGCGAGCAAGCACGATTTACAAGAGTATCTCGCAGAATTGATGTATGGTACGAGGGTGTTATGGTTTTAGGAACCAATAAGATTCTTAAGTGGGAGGTTATGAAGAATATGGTTCGTCCAAGTTCGGCATTCCAAAAAACGATACCTCCATACATAGCTTCTGCTATTAAGATGAGTAAGGGAACAATTGATTCTCTTGTTCGTCGTATGATACCCTTTGCTGACCAGATACAATTGGTACACCTCAAACTACAGCAGGTTGTTGCGAAGATGATTCCTGATGGTGTATTTATTGATGCCGATGGTTTGAATAGTGTAGACTTAGGTAATGGAGCTTCATACAACCCTTCTGAGGCATTATCTATGTATTTCCAAACAGGTAGTGTAGTTGGTAGAAGTTACACTGAAGATGGCGAGTTTAACAACGCTCGTGTGCCTATTCAAGAGTTGACAAGTAGTGGTTCTAATGCTAAGATTGCAAGTCTTATCAATATGTACAACTACAACCTCAATATGTTAAGAGCGTCTACAGGTCTTAATGAAGCTCGTGACGGAAGTCAGCCTGACCAATATGCTCTTGTGGGTGTTCAGAAACTTGCTGCTTTAAATAGCAATACAGCAACAAGACACGTTGTATTGGCTGGTATTATATTGACTAAGCGCATTTGTGAAGCTATTTCTTACAGAGTATCGGACATTTTAGAGTATGCTTCTTTTGCCGATGATTTTGCTAAGATGATTGGTCGTAACAACCTACAGATATTGAACGATATCCGTCAGATGCACTTACACGACTTTGGTATATTTATTGAGCTTGAGCCGGACGAGGAAGAGCGTCAATTATTAGAGCAAAATATACAGCAGTCTATTCAAGCGAAAGTTATTGAGTTAGACGATGCTATTGATATTAGAAACATTCGGAACATTACTCTGGCCAATACTTTGCTTAAGATTCGTAAGATGAAGAAGCAGAAGGACGATATGGAGAAGCAGAAGATGAATATTCAAATGCAAACGCAAGCGAATATGCAATCCGCACAAGCAGCTTCTCAATCTCGTATGCAAGAATCACAGCTTGAACTGCAACAGCAAAGCCAGCTTGAGCAGATGAAGAGTGAGATTAAAATGCGTGAGATGCAGGCGCAAGCTGAGATTGAAAAGCAGATGCTTGAGATGAAGTATGCTTACGAAATGAAGCTGAAGCAATTAGAATCTAACTCCTTAAGAGACAGAGAGTTAGAACGTGAAGACCGTAAGGACAAGCGCACTGAGAAGCAAGCTACTCAACAGAGTGAGATGATTCAGCAAAGACAGACTAGTGGTGGACCAAGAAACTTTGAGAAATCACAACCTGAAAATATGAGCCTCGAGGATATTATGTCTCGTAAAAAACTGCTCTAATTTTTATATAATTTTGTAGTAATTAAATTTAATTGAAATGAGTGAAGCGGAAAAAACACCCGCCGATGTTGACTATAAGGTCGATTTAGGTGCAGGTCCTGTTCAGCGAGAAGAGGTACAAGAAACGCAAGAAGAGGCTACTGCTGAGACAGCAGAAGTGCAAGAGCAAGAAGAGCAACTTACACAACCGACAGAGGAGCCACAGGCATCTGAGGAAGTTGAAGGGGAAGCTCCGAAGGAAAAGAGCAAGGAGGAGTTGTTCAATGAACTACTTAGAGATAGGTATGATATTGACAACGATGAATTGCAAAACGTTCTTACAAATAAAGATAAAACAAGAGAGCTTCCAGAGGATGTTCAGAAATATCTTGATTATCGGAAAGAGACTAATCGCGGCTTAGATGACTATCTCAAGCTGCAACAAGACTTTTCTGAAATCAATTCTTCTGACTTACTTCGTGAGTACTACAAGCAAACCAAGCAGGGTTTAGAAGAATCCGATATTGATTCGTTAATTGATATTAAGTTTGGTTACGACGAGGGTGCTGATGAGAATCTCATCAAAGCGAAGACTCTTGATATGAAAGAAGAAGTATATAAAGCAAGACAGTTTTTCGAAGCTCAGAAAGACAAATACAGAGCCCCACTTGAGTCAAGTGACACCTCTAGTTTTGAAGAGCAGAAAGAAGCTGTTGAGTTTTATAAACTATACAAAGACGAACAGACTAAAAAGCTGAAGAGCCAAGAGTCGGTACGCAAGGTTTTTGAAGAGAAAACAAGCAGATTGTTCAACGATGAATTCAAAGGTTTTGAATTTAAAATCGGTGAGGAAAAAGTGGTTTTCAAACCAAATGACTTAAGCAAAGTGAAAGACACTCAAAGTGATTTGAATAATTTCATTAGCAAGCATACTGATGAAAAAGGCGCTTTAGTGGATGCTGAGAAGTATCACAAAGCATTGTCTATGGCTATGAACCCAGAGGCTTACGCTAAGTTCTTTTACGAGCAAGGCAAAGCAAGCGCTATTAATAGTGTTGTTTCTGAGGGTAAGAACATAGATATGAATGTGCGTTCTCAAGTCGATTCGTCAAAACCGAAAGCTAAGTTTAGAGTCGTTGATGACTCTCCTTACATGTCGGGATTAAAGATTAAAAAACGCTAATTAAAAATTAAAGAAAATGGCGCAAAGTATTAATTTCTCTGCTAACACTATTGGTGGTAGCACTTCGTTTACTCCAGCACCAAACAAGGTGTTGTCAAACGAAAATTACATGTCTTCTGCTGACTACACTTTTGCACAGCAGTACTTACCGGACTTATACGAAAAAGAATTTGAGCGTTACGGAAACCGTTCTGTATCTTCTTTCTTGCGTATGGTTGGTGCAGAATTACCTTGTACTTCTGACTTAATCAAGTGGAGTGAGCAAGGTCGTCTACACGTTCGTGCTACAGGTACTATCGATGGTACTAACGGTATTGATGGAGCGGGTATGGTTGGACACGATTTCCGTGTTAACCAAACTATCGTTGTTATCAACACACAAAGTGGACGTGAAGGAAAAGAGCTAAAAGCTCTTATTACAGCGGTTGCTGATAACTCTATCACTGTTGAGCCTTACGACCGTGCGGAATTGACTACAACGTTGACTGACTTTACTGACAACGATACTGTTGAGTTGTTCGTATATGGTTCTGAGTTCAACAAGGGTAGCCGTGGAATGGAAGGTTCTTTGGAAGCTAGCTTCGAGAGCAAAGAAAACAATCCTATCATCATCAAAGACAAGTACGAAGTATCTGGTTCTGAGATGGCTCACGTAGGTTGGGTTGAAGTTACTACTGAGAACGGCGCAAGCGGTTACTTATGGTACTTGAAGTCTGAGCACGAAACTCGTTTACGTTTCGAAGACTACTTGGAAATGTCTATGGTTGAAGGCGAGCCTGCTGCTAATGGTTCTGGTGTTGCTGCATTAGGTACAGCTGCTAGTGGTCAATACAAAGGAACAAAAGGTTTGTTCTACGAAGTACAGCAAGGTGGTAACACTACTTCAGGTACTATCGACGACCGTGATGACCTTGAGGCTTTGGCTAAAGTACTTGATAAGGAAGGTGCAATCCAAGAGAATGTAATGTTTGTTAATCGTGCTACTAGCTTTGACATCGACCGTGTGTTGGCTGCTCAAAACAATAGTGGTGCTTCTACAAGCTCTTACGGATTGTTTGATAACGATGAGGATATGGCATTGAACCTTGGGTTCACTGGTTTCCGTATTGGTTACGACTTCTACAAGACTGACTGGAAATACTTGAACGATGCAACCACACGCGGTGGTGCTAGTACTATTGACGGTTTGGTAATTCCTGCAGGAACTACTACGGTATACGACCAAATCTTGGGTGAGAACGCTAAGCGTCCATTCTTGCACGTACGTTACCGTCAGTCTCCTATGGAAGACCGTAAGTACAAGTCATGGGTAGTTGGTTCTGCTGGTGGCGCATCTAACAGTGACAAAGACGCTATGGAAGTACACTTCCTATCTGAGCGTGCATTGTGTGTTATGGGTGCAAACAACTTCATCTTATTCGAATAAGATAAACCTTAAGGAACCCCTCGCTTTCGGGCGGGGGGATTCTTTTTATAATTTAATTAAATCTTAAATAAAATGGCAGCTAAAAAATCAGCCTTATACGGCTATGAAGGTGTATTACCCGACCTAGAAATCAAACAACGGGTATTTATTCTCACAGGTAAGAGAAATCCAATCCGACATATGGTTCAAACGAAGCATAGTACACGGAAGCCCTTAACATATTTTGATGGTAGAGTAAACAGAGCATTACGCTATGCTTCAAATCAAACCTCTCCATTTCTTGATGAACAAGATGGATATGCAACTCTGGAGCCTGTTGTTTTTGAGAATGGAACATTGATTGTCCAGCCTCAAGATATCGCTCTTCAGAAGTTCTTAATGATTCATCCGCAGTTCAACAATCGATTTACTATTCTTGATAAGCAAGCTGAAGCTAAAGATGCTTACGAGCAAATGAATACTGAGCTTGAAGCACAGATTGCAGTTAGAAATATGGGCATTGAAGAGCTTGAGGCTGTTGCTCGTGTGGCACTTAAGAATCAGCGTGTTAATGTATCTGAGATGACCTCGACAGAACTCAAGAGAGATATGTTAATATGGGCTAAGCAAAACCCTGCAGAAATGTTTAATCTACTTGATGACGAAAATATTAAGCTGCGTAATGTAGCTGTTCGTGCTGTAGAGATGAACATATTACATATAAAAGACGACCAAAGAACGGTTGTTTGGGCAAACGATAAGCGTCAAAAGGTAATTGTCGCTCCATATGGAGAGAATGTATATAGTGCATTAGCATCATTCTTTAAAACCGATGAAGGTTTGGATGTTATGCAAAAAATTACCAACTTGCTATAGTCTGCAAATGTTAACCCACTACTCATGGGTGAAAGAGAGGTCGCAAAACGCGGCCTCTTTTTTTTTGTATTTTTGTTTAAAATATATCTTATGATAAACAGTGTACGAAACACGGTTATGTTCTTGTTGAACAAGGATAATCGAGGGTATCTTACTCCAACAGAATACGATTACTTCGCTAAGCAAGCTCAATTAGAGATTTTTGAAGGGTATTTTGCTGACTATGCTCGTGCCATAGCTTCTATGAACGCACGTAAAAAAGCATTGAGTTATGGAGATAGCCCTATGCATATTCAGAATAAGATTGATATTTTCACAAAGAGTGCTACTCTAGAGTATACTGATGTAGGTCCAGTGAGCGTTGGTGGAGATGACGATTTCTTTTCTGTGCCAGCAGATTTTTACAAGCTTATTAATGTGACCTATGGTGGTCGTGTAGTTCAAGAGGTTCAGAAACACAAGTTTGATATGCTTCTAAGCAGTAACTTGACTGCGCCTAGCACTACATACCCCGTTTACAAAAGAGAGGCTCAGAAGCTATTTGTGCGCCCCACTTCTATCAGTTATACAGCTACACTTCCGCAGGGTGTTGAAACGCCTTTGAAGATGAATTATATTCGTAAGCCACTAGACCCTCATTGGGGTTACAATACTATAGGTGGTGACCCAGTATATAATCCTGACTCAAGTACTGATTTTGAGATACCGCCTGCAGATGAAACCGAGTTGGTAGTTAAGATTTGTGGTCTTGCTGGATTAAATATCCGAGAAGCAGATATTGTACAAGCATCAAATACGATGGCTCAAAAAGACTTCCAAGAAGAAAACTTATAATAAATGGCAAAGGTTGGAGTAAACATAACGCAAAACGAATACTACCTAAACAATGGTAATACACCCAAAAATGAGAACTGGGGTACTTACCAGTATATGTTATTGGAAGACATCGTAAATAACTTCTTGTTGACCTATGTTGGTGACGACAAGGTGATTAACAAAATAGACCGCAATGAAGTTATCTTTCACGCAAAAAGAGGTTTGCAGGAAGTTCACTACGATGCACTACGAGAGATTGTAGGGTATGAAGTTGACGTTCCCGAGACTTTAAAGACTCCTTTACCTCACGACTTTGTCAGTCTGGTTAAGGTAGGATTTGTCGGTTCAGATGGTGTAGTACATCCTATTATGCAAAATTTTGATGCTTCATCACCTATAGCATATTTGCAAGACAACACACAAACTGCTGATATTTTAGTGGATGCTAATGGAAATGCTTTAACAGGTACGCCTGTTATAGAAACTAATTGGAAAGACAATGAGCCGGGCAACTTGCAGGCTCCAGATAAATACCTTTTAGGTAAGCGTTTTGGTATGGATACCAAAAGCGGAAACTTCAACGGCATGTATCACATTGATAAAAATCAAGGGTTTGTTATGTTTAACTCAACTCTTGCGGGCTCAACCATTGTAATTGAATATGTATCGGACGGTATGTATTCTCTTGCTGATAATGAGATTAAGGTTCATAAGCTTGCTGAGCAGTTTATGTACGATTATTTGCAGTCTCAAATTTTATCTGCAAAGTATAATGTTCAAGAGTACATCGTAAGAAGAGTTAAGAAGCAAGCAAGCGCATCATTAAGAAATCTAAAAATCCGTCTCAACTCAATTAAGCTTCATGAATTGACGCAGATATTGAGAGGAAGAGATAAGTGGATTAAGTAGTATGGAGATAAAAAACCTGTTTACAAAGGGTAAAATGAACAAGGACCTCGATGAGCGCCTTGTTCCTGATGGAGAATACATTGATGCCCTTAACATCCGAGTGAGCAATTCATCGGGTACTGAAGTAGGTGCAATAGAAAATGAGAAAGGTAATACCAAGCTCACTTCTATTTCTACTGCAAACAACCCTGTATGTATCGGTTCTGTTTCAGATGAGGCTAACGAGAAGCTTTATTGGTTTGTCGTTGATGACCTTGGTGCTTCAGCGATATACGAGTATGATAACAAGAATGACGTTACCACAACTGTCTTGCGTGATACACGTACGGGTAATCAACAGGTATTGGGTTTCAGTAAGGATTACAAGATTACTGGAGCTAATGTCATCTATAACAAAGAGAACGACCGTTATCTTTTAGCATTTACGGATGATTTAAATCCACCTCGTTGCATCAATATTGAAAGAGCTAAGGCATATGGTGTTAGTAATTTTGAGGAAGATGACATCAATCTATACAAGAAACCTCCAAGGAAAGCACCTAGTGTTGTTCCCTACAATCTATCTACGGATGTAGATAATTCTGTTCGTGACAGAATGTTCAGTTTTGCTTATCGCTACAAGTATTTAGACGGCGAGTATTCTGCACTGTCAGCTTTTACGCAGTACCAGTTTTATCCTGGTCTGTACGACCTTGATTTTGAGACGTTTGACAATAACGGAATGCTTAATCAGTACAACGCTTATGATATCACTTACAACACAGGTGACAAGCGTGTTACAGATATACAATTATGTTTTAAGAGTCCATTGTCTGGAGTGGTATTTGTAATAGATACCATTAATAAAGAAGAGAATGATTTTTTAGACAGCGTAGAACGCTCATACCGTTTTACAAATAAAAAGATTTATAGAGCATTACCGGATGATGAATTAAATCGTCTTTATGATAATGTGCCTATTACAGCGTTAGCTCAAGATGTAATAGAAGACAGATTGGTATTTGGAAACTTTGAGACCCAGTACGATATCATTGAGAATCAGGGTGATGATGCAAAGATTAAAATAGATTACGAAGTTGAAGAGGTAAGTGTAGGCGAACTCGGTGTTAAGGAGGTATATACAAGAAGCGTTGATGAGAGAGATATTATTCTTGACTTTACAGGTCTTGACCTGTTTGAGGGTTATGTCATAACAATTTTCGCAAGTATTGACTCTGACTCTAGTGGTACTACACCTCCATACTTTGATGGTAACTACGAGGGTGTAAACTCGGTTACCTTAAAACAAAACTATACTGATGCTGCTGACTTTGCTGCATCAACTGATTTTACGGAGCTGCTCAATGCCATGACGGCAAATTTTGTTGCTAATGTAGTAACCACGAGTCCTCCACTTCTGACAACTTTAGATTACGGAGAGTTTACTAAGACCGCTCAGACTGCAACAACCATAACAATTCAAGCTCCAACTAACGTACACAATACAAGTACGCCTGATGCGATAAATGAGGAATTTAAGTGGTCGGATGTTTCGGAGTTTTATGTTCGTACGAGAAAAAATATTCTTTCTCTCAAGACGAATAGAAACTATGATTTTGGTATCGTCTATTTGGATAAATACGGTCGGTATTCCACTGTTATTCCGAATAGTGATGATGATGGAAGTGATAAGACTAATATCTATATTCCTGTAGAGCACAGCGTTAACTTAAACAGAGCTCGTGTTACAATAAATCATAAGCCTCCATATTGGGCAGATAGATACAAGTTCTTCGTCAAGACAAATAGAAGTGTTCATTACAACATATTTGCGACAACCTTCTATGAAGATGGTGTGTATCGTTGGGTTCTACTCAATGGTAACAATGCTCAGAAGGTTGAGGCAGGAATGAATCTGTTGGTGAAGAGTGACCATGAGGGTCCTATTCAGTTTCCTACTAAGGTGAAGGTCTTGGAAGTGACTACTAAGATGGGTTCTGATGTTGTTGAGAGTGCTGAAGGCTGGTTAATAGGAAATGTTGATGCTGCCGACCAGCCTATTAAGGAAGCTCAAGGTACATACATGAAGATTAAGCCTAATGGCTTTGTTATGGACTTTGATGAGAGCAACTACTTTTCGTATACAGGAAAAGGCTCTACATTAACAGGTCTTGTAAAGACTACACTGCCTTCAGATGAAGAGACAGGTATTCTTCAGAGTTATGACGGCTCTACTTACACAGGTATCGACTTGCCTTCAGGAAGTATTGTTAAGTTTTTGTTCCGTAGTCACGATACCGTAGATAGAGATGGTAATGAGATTCGTTACTTTGAGCAGCAGTGGGTTGTTCAGAACGACTACACAACCGCATCTAATTCTAATGCGTTAGTACAATTTATCTCTAACGAAACGAATTGGACTTACGATTCTGGTGGTCAGTATTGGATAGACCCAAACGAGCAGTTTACTTTAAGTTTCAATCTAGTTGGTAGACATACCGTTTTGGTTCGCTCTACAGAGACTACTAATTTCCCTACAGAGAGAGGATTTATCAACGCTAGTATAACTATACAGCGTACTAATGGCGTGGTTGTTTTTGAAACAGACCCAGCAGAATTAGATGATGATTTCTACTACGAGACTGACCA